GTTATATCTAATGATATATCTAATTCATCATTATACCCATAACTCCTGTCTACTTCAAAAGTAGATCCTGTGTACCATACACCACCTCCTGGGGCATCATCTATCCAACTTCCCGTAGTACCCGCAGATAAACTGGCAGTATTCCAATACGTTCCGATAGCATTATATTTGATTGCATTTTCACTTCCATTGCGGTATTTCCAAGATACTCCATCAGTAATTTGTGGAATATTGTTTAATCTACCTGTACCATTTACCCAACTTTCAGCAAGAGGATAAATTTCTAAATGTTGATCAGCACTTAATTCTTTATGTTCAGTTTGTAATAACTTTAAGCTAGCAGTAACAATATTTTTACTTTGGGCTTTATTATTAATAACATCAACTAACTGGGTTGTATTAAACTGTATTAAAATTCTACTAGGATAAAAATTGGTATCTGTATTAGATTCAATATCTCTTAATGTTAATATCTCATCAATCCCCGTATTTAGGGTTTGATTTGTAGGACGAGAGTATATTGTAGCGTCTTTTTCAGGGAATAAGAAGTAATGTGCCATGGTTATTAATTATCGAGTTACTCTACCAATTATATCACTATTAGGGTATTTTAATTCAAATATTGCAGGATCTACTGGTGGGTATATAATATTATTTCGAGTAGCTGCTTCAAAATTATATTTAAACTGGGAATAACCATCATTAATGCCGTGTTTATTATTAATTATAATTTGATCTACATTTTGAACCCCATTAATATTATATAAAATATTATTTATATCACCTTTTATAATTGGTTGGTTGATTTGCCAATTATCAATATTAAAGAAATCCTTAAGCCTATTAATACATCTAATCAATACTGAATCATTGTTAAATCCTTTTTTAACACTAATATTAAATTCTATATTAAAGTTAAGAACAGAAGCATTTTTAATATTAATAGCATCTGTTAACATTCTATATTGTTCTAAATAGGTAGCTAAATTTGTTTTTGCAGCCGTTGGGAGGGTTTCTAATTTTTTATTAAAATCAAAACCTAAAACATATAAATTAAGAGCATTAGGATTAGCTATCCTTTTATTGGTTTCTAATGAAATTTGATTATCTTGGATTATATATGCTTTAGCTATATTTCCAAATTGAACAGGCATAGATAATGTTCTAAATATATAATCTTCTTTAGTTACTGTTCGTTTTTGGGCAGCAAATTGGGCTATAGTATTTAAACGAATATCTTGTGTTGAATCCCCGGGCCCACCACCCAAAGCTGGTTCAGGATTAGTGCATGCTAAAGAATCTACAGCAGTATTAAAAACTGAAGAATCTAAATTACCTTGACGAGGAGTTATAGTTGCATTACCTATTCTATTAATAACGTTTGAGTTAGTATTTGATTGGATTCCCCCACCTACTAGGTATTTAATAGTTAAAGTAGTATTAGAAGGGGCTTCACCATAAGCTTTAGTATATAAAAAATTTGAAGGATCATATGCTTTATCTAATAATGATCTACCATCTTTAATACCCAATCCAATATTATCTGGGTTAGGAATAATAGTAGTATCATCACCTCCTGTTGATCCTGCTCCAAAATGAATTTCTAATTTTTTATTGGATTTAAATCTAGTAGTAAATCTTTTAGACACTTTTTTAGTCCTTAGTAAGTAAGGGATTTGACCATTATACTGGGGTAGGTCAGGATCATATGCTTCATTATTAGGTACTTCCTCAAAAATAGTTTCTTGGGCTAAATAGGGAACTTCAGTCCAATTATTACCTTCTGAATCTGTAATAGATTGGATTTCAATTATATTAGAATCTTCTAGTGATATAGTTTTAAATCTTTCAGCCCCTTGTATACTAAAAGTAGCAGTTTTAATATCAGCACTTATAGCTTTAACCGTTTTTTTAAGTAAAAAATAATCGGGCTGTCCAGCATCTAAAGAATAAACTGTTTGTTCTGTAGGATCAGCAGATGATGAAAACGCAAAATCTACATCTTTTTCTATTATATATCTAATTCCACTTCCATTATTGGGTAAGAAGTCTGAGTTTTGTTTTACTTTATAGGCATATCTCCAATCAGGATTACCATTACCATTAGCAGGAATTTGTTGGAATAATTCTAAGTTTACAATAGCAGGAGTAGTAACAGAAGGTTTATATCCTAAATTATACGCTAGAGCAAATAAATTTTCTCTTTCTTGAGCATATTGTAAAAATACTTCTTGAATTTGTGAATCTGTATAGAATGAAAGAACGTCCCCTATATAAGAAGCCATTTCTATAAACATAGTTCCAGGACTGCCTTCAGTGAAATCGTTTAATAAGTCAGGGTAATATACCTCTGCCATATTAATTAAAGCATTTTTAAAATCATTAAAATCTTTATCTAAATACCTTACAGATTTAGTATTATTTTTTGCTGTTGAATATGCCATTATACTTTTTTATTAAAGATTAAGATAATTATTTAAATCAGTAGTTGATGCTGTACTCGGGTCATTAGTAAAATTTAAGGCCACTGAATCTTCTTCTTCACTATTGTTTAAACTATAATTTACAGTTACAAATAAAGTATGTCCTTGTAAACCACCATCCTGAAGAGCTATATTTTTTATAGTAATTTCAGGAATATATTGTTCAATTTGGGGGGTTATTACATTTCTTAATTCATCGCCTGATATAGGGGTATTTTGTTGAAAAAGTCTATTTTTTAATCCCACTCCAAAATTTGGGTTATATAATCTTTCACCGGGTGAAGTTAATAATACATTAATTAATTTAGATTTAGCATGTAATTTTGTAGTATAATCTAAATCAAATATCTTTTTTTTATTAAAAGGTAGACGTATCCCTACTGCGACTTTTTCACTAATATCAACAGGATCTATTTTAACAGGTTTACGTAGTTTAATAGCCATTAGGGTCTAAATTCTTTTTTCTTTTCAATTGCTTTCATTACTGGACTCCAATCTTTATTTAAAAACTGATTTACAGGATCATTAGCAGCAAATGTTTGTTCTGGTGTAGGAGTTACAGCAGTTTCTGATAATAATGAATTAAGAGTATTATTGCCTGTATTAAAATTAGGAGGTGGTATTTGTTCTCTTAATTTTGCTCTAAAATCTTCAATTTCTTGAGTATTATTTGTAGTTTCTATTACACGCTGTTGGGTGGGTTGGGTAACTAACTCTTCTTTTAGTAATGCTATTTCACGTCTTAATGCATGATCTATTTCTTCTCGCACAACTTTTCTAATTATTTTTTCGAATGCATTTATTTTCATCGTTATTAGTTTTTAATAAATATAAATTATTTTAGTCTATTGTATTGTTTATTATACCTGTTTCGTATAATTGGGTACCAGGGCCATTTTCTCTAACTTCATAATATATTTTATATGATGGTAATATTATATCAGTAATTATAGTATCTAAATTAGAAGGATCTTTTATATATTCTTCTAAGGTTTTTTCCCCTAAAGGATTATTACTAGTATTATCTCCATTAGTATTATCTCCTAATGCAGAATCATTTAAATTTAAAATAAAATTACCATATATAGAATTTAGCTGATCTAATAATGCTTGTAATTGATCTATAGTAGCTTGGGTATTATTAATACCTTGGTCTACAAAAGGTTCTAATTGATCTATTTCATCTATAAAAAACTCAACAGGAGTATTTAAGTTAGATATAACTCCTTCAGTATTTTTTATTTTATCCTTAAAACTTTTTTTAAACTCACCTATTTTTATTACCACAGTACCACTAATAACAGGGGCTACTTGGGAGGCTAATATCCCATCTAAATTAGGTAATAATCCTTTTATTGTGTTAATTACACCACTAAAAATATTTGTAATTTCATTTAAATTTTCAAAATTGTTTCTTATAGAATTAAATCTAGCTTTAATAGCTTCTAACTCTTCTTTTATTCCTTCTAATTTTTTTATAGCTTTTTCTAAAAAATTTTTAAACTTATTATAAGTTTGTTCAGCTTTTTGAAGAGCATTAGGAGAATCTAAAACTAATCCTTCTAGTTGTTGTTTAAAATCTTGGGGTGAAGGGATATTAGTTATAGTTTCTTCTTGTGCCCTTTTTTTAGCTACAACTAAAATTCGATCTTTAGTATCAGAAAGAGTAAAAGATGCTTGGTTAAGAATATTATTTACTAATTTATTAATCATTTAATGAATACTTTTTTACTTTCTATATCATCTAACCTAGACTTAATTTTAGCTAAGTCTTTTAAAATAACTTTATTTAAACCATTATTAATACTGGGATTAGGACCCATTAAACCTGAGGTCATTGGGTATTGAACTTTAAAAAACATATCTAAAGCATTAATTAAATCAGTTAAGATTTGTTTTAATTCCCTACTTCTTACCGCGGGTATATTAACATCTTGTCCATTTTCAATGGGGCCTATGTAAATTTTAGATCCATTAATAAAAATATCATTTCTACTATTAACATGGAATTCACCCTCTGTTTTGAATACAAACAGATTTTTAGACGAAAACACAATATCGTCACGACCATTAAATACTAATCGATCACTATCAATTAATATTTGTTTACCTACGTACTGGTCTTCTTGTATAAAATTAGTTGCCATTATGTTACTAAGTTTGCTAATCTACTTGATTCGTTAACTAAATCAGAACCATTCCACTGGGCATAAAATCCTTTACCTGTGTTAAGGGTTTCTTCAAGAATATTACCACTTGATATGTTAATTTTATCACACCATTTAGGTACATTAAATAATGGACAAGGTTTATTAGAACATTGGTTGTGTCCTAATACTTTTATATCAGGATATAATTCAACATATTTACGGGTTAATCTTTTAAGAGTATTAATTTGTCCTCTAGTAATATTAAAATTTAATGGTTCGCCAGGTCCTGAATATCCACCAATCCAATTTAAGTGGATACTATTAGAGTTGATCCCAGAAGCACCATTAGTACTTATATCGTCCGAATACACCCTAGTGCCATTACCATTTCTATCTATTATCCAATGGTAACCTCCTGTTTTCCAACCACTACCATCTCGTTCATTAAAAAAGAACCTCATCAAACTAGCGGGGGTTGTTGATGTGCTAGAGCCAGCAGTGTGAATTACTAAATATTTAATATCTCGTTGAGTAGTTTTAGCCATAGTTAAACTACGGTCAGGTAGAGGTAATACTAATAAAGCTCCTACTTTGTTTTTGAAAACGGCTTGTGTACCCCTTCTCCATTTATTTTCAGCATCTATATTAATTTGTTTATAATCAACATCAACAGGTATTTCATCAGGTTGGAGATCTTCTAGTACACTAGGGTTAGGATAACTTACTTCTGGTTGATTATCAGTTGTAGGGTCAAATTCAGTTCCCCCTATTTCTATTGATTCTTCATTAAATACTAATAATTCTTCATCTTGTGCTTCATCTAAAGCAGCAAATACTGGATCTATTTCTTCTACAGATTGGGTAGTTTCTATTTCTATTAATGGGTTAGAATCAATAATAGGAATATCAATATTAAATTGAATATTTTGGATTTGTAATTCTTGCTCTGGTAAAGTTTGAGGTATTATAGTTACAGGTTTTTTACTAATTTCTTCTAAAGGATTAGAAATGGGAGTATAAGTTGAATTTAAAGAATCAATATTAGTAGAAGTTGTATCTATAGGAATATTTTGATTTTCAAGCATATAAATCGAAGCAGCATCATTAGTTACATTTTCTTGAGACCCATTTCCTAAACTAAGAACCATAGCTTTATCTCCTATACTAGAGTTTCCATCATCTGGGATATCTGTTACATTATTACTTATAGCATTAGTCCCCGTTGGTCCCGTAGTAGTAAAACGAATTCTTTGTCCATTTTTACCTTCCATAATAGAATCTCCTTCACTTGGAATTAAAGGTCTTAATTCAGGGTTTTCTTTAAAATAATTCCCTAATTTTGTAGCAGCTTGCTCATTATCTTGTGAATCATCTAATCTAAAAATATAATTCCCATTTGCTGTTTGGGTTAGATTATATAATGGGGCATTGGGGTCATTACTACCTGTATATCCTAGACTAACTAAATAATTATCTAATTGTTTTTTAGCTGTTTCTCTACTAGGTGATTTGAATTCTTTTTTAAATTCAAAAGATCTAACATTAGTTTCTCTTTTAGGTCTTAACTTTCTAGAATCTTTTTCTAAAGGCAAAGCATTACTAGTAGTATTATTATGGATATTAATAGCAGGGGTATAATAATTAGTTGTAGTACTAATATCTCCTTCTAAATCATTATATATATCATTACTAGTTGATTCTATAATCTGGACTAATTCCCCAATTGTAGGATAAGTAAAGTTGTTTTTATTTAAAGGTTTAGCAGAAGGGAGAGTAGTAGAATCAGTATAATCTTGATTAAAACCAACTTCTACAAAAAATATAACACCTATATCTTCAGGGCTGTTATAAGATTTATGATCAGGAGATAGAATTATGTCAACAACCCTTTTAGTTGGGTTTTGATTTTTAGGATTTCCAGAATTACCTACTAAATTACCTTTGTTTTTATTATTCCTTAGGCTCATCTTTTGCTACTTCTTCGGCTATTGCTTGTAATTGTCTAAGTTCTTCATCTGTTAATAATGAATCACCACCACCTGAAGCAGCATTATTTTGTAATCTCTGAATAACAGCCATCATTTTTATAAGATGTTCATCATTTTTTACACTAACCTCTAAATATTCTTTAATAAGAGGAACTACTACAGGAGCATCACCAAGTTTTGAATTAATGGTTTTAATTCAGAAATTAAGGAATTTATTTGTTTATCCTTTTTTTTACTATTACCATATATCTCTTTAAATACGTCTGACGCTGTTTTACCGTCAAATATTATTGTATCTAATGGGTTACTCATGACGATAAATATATCCTCTTTCAAGATATCCAGAATAACAGTTATGAAAAATACCTTTCATAATTTTAACTACTTTAGTTATTATAGTTGTTTCCATACCTGTAATTTCTCTAATGTAGATATAAATAGCTTTTTTATTAAATATTTCTAAATGTTCTCTTCTTTTAAATATTGTTAGTATGGCATCTGCTACTATTATATCTTCTGGTTTTTTAAAGGTTGTAAGTAATATACTATCCATATGATCTATATATAGATCTAAGAATTCTGCTTTTTCGTTTCTTACTTCTTGTCGCTCAAATTCATTTAATATACCATCATCAGTATCAGCTTCCAATGGGTCTGCTTTACCTTTCTTTTTAGCATAATTCTTATTATTATATAATATAAGGTAATTTTTACCCACAATGCTAAAATACGAGAATGCTTTACCTTTACCTGCTTTAAAGTAATGAAGTTTCTCGAGTAGGAAGCAGATAACCTCGTGTTTTAAATCCTCGAGGTCATCTACTTCGGTGTAATAAAATTTAAATGTATGAATAAGATTCTCGGCTAACTTATAAAACGAATGGTGAATTCGTGAATTATAAATCCGATTTCTCTCTGCTTGATCTTCGCTCGCTAAATATTCTATTATTGCGTGCTCTGTATCTTCTGTAAAATATTGTCTTTTACTTTTGCGTCCTCTTTTTTTAGCCATTTAGGTTAGCGGAGGCGAAATTCGTTTAGTGCCTCCTGTATCTTCTTAACTTCGGTAAAAAACCAACCAATTTCATCATCAGTAATAAAGAAACCTTTATCGTCTATTTTACTTAATCTCTTATCACAAGAATCTATAGCTTCACTTTGTTTAACAATAAAATCTTCTAACTCTTCGTTTTTCTTAATTAAATTACGAATAGCAAATCCAGCTACAATTAGTAGGGCTAATAATATTCCAATTAGTATTTCCATTAGTCAGTAAAGAATGAATCAATAATTGATTTAGTTTTTTCGTTGAAATTAGGATTATTTTCTACGTTTATCGCTTTAGCCTTCCTTAAATTTTTATCAGCTTTGGAGGCATTTGCGGGTTTAGACGGTTGTTGTACAACCGAACCTCCGGAATTCCAAATTTGGTATTCAATTTCTTGGGCTGTTTGGATAGCTTGGTGGAGGAGTAAAGGTAGGTGGGTTCTAAGTTTAGTTTCTTTTTGACCACTATAGAAATAAAATTTATTACTTTCATCAAATAAACCTTCTTGATTGCGGATGGCTAAATACTCATTATGTGAAATTTTAATACTAGCATCCTGTAGTAAATACATGGTGCGGTCATAAATTTTCATAGCTGGTACATTTTCGTTAAATTTATATACCATACCTAAATTCTTAACGTGCCAATCAGAATTATTTTTAGTAAAATACTCACTATCCCAATCTCCTAATTTACCTAACTGACCAAATAGAGATACAAAATTAAGTTCTTCTACTGTATATGATTCATTAGCTTCATGGAATGAATATAATTTATGTAATTGGTTAGCTATTTTATTTACACGTAAAATATGATCTAAATAACCCCCTGGAAAAGCATTATTAAACCAATCTTTAGTGGATGCAGGAGCAAACATCATTCGCTCTTTTAAGCAATCCGTAAGTGTTTTTAACTTTTCTAGGCGTTCACCTTCAAAATTTGTTTCTAAAACACCATTAAAGGTTTCAAAATTAACCTTAATTTGTTCTGCTCCTATCATTCTAAAAATCCTACTCGTGATTGATCGGTTTCTGGGGTAATACTAATAATGTTTTGAAGTTCATCATACAATTCCTTTAAATCATTTTCCATAAAGTGGATAGCCTCAGCATTTTTTCCCCTTTTCACCATACTATGCACACGAGATAATCCTTGATCCAAGCGATCGAGTGCGATTTGTAACTGTCTTTTATATTTTGCCATATTAAATGTTTTAGTTGAATATACGAATAAATTTACCGTCTTCCAAATTTTTTATAATAAGAGTTACATACTCTTAATCTTTCTTTGAAATGAGTTTTACTTTGTGCTTCAGGATTATGAGCTAAAAATTCACTACTTAAAATATTAAGTGAATCAAGAAATTCTAATGTTTCACCAACATAGTGTAATTCCAGCCTATTCTCTAGGGGAATTGTGTTTTTTAAGTGAATTAATTTTTGTTTGATAGAATTACGCCACACATCGAACTGTGCGTCTGTATCTATGGTATCGAAGAAACTGTTTAATGACATGATGCGAATTATGCGAACCGGTGCGCTTTTCCCCCTCCCCCCTACAGTAAGGGAAGATACGATAAAAAAAATGAAAGGCCAAATTAAGGTTTAGAAATAGAAGGATCTAATTGGTAAACAAATATATTATTAGTTCTTAATGACCCATTATCAACTAAGTCATCTGCTTCTTCAGGTTTAAATGATAAATATTTACCAAATATATCATCTGAATTCCACCAAATAAAATGATCAATATTTTTACTAGTAGAATAATTTTTAATTAAATTTTTAGTAAATGATTTTCTGAGTTTAATTGGGTTATCTAAAATATCCTCAGTAAAATATTTTTTAGCATCTCCTTTAGGATGTGCTTTTGATTCAAAATCAATCACAGCATCTAATAATTCCTTTTTATCTAAACCTTCTTCATCTGCTAAGTTAGGAATAAGAGTTGTTAGTTTTGTATCGGATTTATCATATTTTGTAGCTAATTGACCTAAAGCGGTACGTTCAAATCCTTCAAATTTTCTATCTCTTCCTCCTAAACGAGCACTAGAACCTTTAACTTCTAAAGATTTTCCTCCCCAATTCAAATCACCACCCCCAGCAGCAGCCATTTTAACATCTTTAAACAACAATGCCATAGCTACTTCTCCTTTACCTACACCTCTACCACTTTCTTTCCCCGAAAAATTAAACATTTTAGTAAGGGTATCTTTAGATATCCCAGATTTTCCTTCAAAGAAATCTAAAAAGTTACCTTCTTTACCAATTTCTCCAAATCCGGGTTTGTTAAAATCTAAATATTTTTTTAAGTCACCACTATTAGATAATAAATCAAATATAACCTGAGGTGCATTAGATGTATCTACAGTTTTATCATTAACATTAGAATCATTTGCTACTCCAAAGAACCCTTTTTCTCCAGGTCTATTAGATATAAAGTTATATATCTTCTTAATAGCTGCTTTATCATCCTTAATTTGGTTTAAGATATCTTCTATATCTTTTATAGTAAGTTCATCTGATTCTTCTTGTTCCGATATTACTTGTTGGAACTGAGGTATAGTAATACCCTCTTCTTTGAGAATGGTTTTTAAAACACGAAGATCAGAGGGGCTATCCATATCTGGATAGCCCTTCTTACATCGGTAGGCCCATTCATTAACTAGATTGTCAATGTTGACCATGGGAATTATTTTTTAATATTCGCTAATTTTTTTAAGCGAGCAGCACCTTCAAATCCTTCTTTCAAGCTAGCCTTTTCACGAGTTCCTTGAACATCTTTAG